TGTAATATTACAGCCCCTGGATGTAATATCTCACAAGTGTAAGACAGGATTACATCGATGTGATATCGATGTGATGAACGTAACTCCTGACCTCTCATCCCTTTCTGTCTATTACTTACATCTACCCCTCTATTATTAAAGTTTTAGAACATAAGAGGAAGGATTATACAAGTGATACAGATATGTAGGGAATGTAGTATGGTGACTACTTATTTATATCTCTATAAGGAAACGATGTGATGATGTAATGAGCGGGTCAGGTCAGCACCCCTGTCCGCTTCACTTCAAACCACCATCCGAACTTGCCGTCCTCATTGATCTTCGGCTTGTGTCCAAACACGATCCCGTGCTTCTTCTCGTAACCGCGGATCGCTCGAAGCAGTGACCGCGTCGCCTTCTTCATCTCATCGCTCATGGGCTCATGGGGCAGCTGGATGAATCCAGAACCATGGTAGTGTATCTGACCCAAGGGCCATGAGTGCCGGAACTCCCTGATGTCACCTGGGCGCGGCTCCTTCTGCTCGTGAGGCAGGAGCTCTCCGTTGAACCTGACCCAGGCCCCATGGATGCCCTGCTCGTCGCTGCCGTGCTTGACCTCGACCCGCTTGTCATGACGATAAGCGTAGGTATGTGCCGCCCTGTAGATGCGATCGAAGTCCTCGCCTGTGATGTGCCCGTAGAACTCCCACTTCCCATCCGCGAGTTTTCCGAAGCCGTACTTCATTCTGAGCCCTCCGTATCAAAAGTAGCACGATTGATAATCGTATAAAAGAGCTGGCCCAAATCAAGGAAAGCCTTGCCGGTCAGGGACTTGTGACTCACTGTTCTGACGATGAGTAATGACACGCTCACAGAACGCGAGCAGCGGTTCGTCGACCAGTTCCTCCTGCTGGGGAACGCGACGCAGGCTGCGCTCGCTGCTGGTTACGCGAACAACCGCGGGATCAGCGCCATGGCATCTAGGGTATTCAACCGGCCCAGGGTCAAGGCCGCGATCGAAGCAGCCAAGGAGCAGATGCACGAGAAGAACCTCATCACCGTCGAGGGCATTCTCGCTGACCTCCAGGAACTGAAGGTCCGCTGCATGTCCGACGAGAAGTGGAACCCGCAAGCTGCGAAGGGGGCACTCGAGCTCCTGGGCAAGCACCTGAAGATGTTCACCGACCGCATGGAGATTGACACGAGTGACGAGCTCGCAGAGAAACTCGCTCGAGCCCGCAGGCGACTCGAAGAGGATTCTTGACGACCTGATGGTCGACGAGATTGGGCGCCTGTCGAAGAACCCGTTCGGGTACGTCCGATATGCCTTCCCATGGGGAGAGCCGGGGACGGAGCTCGAGCGGCACAAGGGCCCGCATGACTGGCAGCGGGAGGTCCTGTACGAGATCGCGAACGGGCTCGACCAGCCCGGAGAAGTGAAGCAGCCTATCCTCATCAGCGTCGCGAGCGGTCACGGTATCGGCAAGTCCGCCCTGGTCAGCTGGCTCGTGCTCTGGTGTCTCTCGACGTTCGAGGACTCTCGAGCTGTTGTCACCGCGAACACCAAGCCCCAGCTCGAGACGAAGACCTGGCCTGAGCTCGGGAAGTGGCACAGGCTGGCGATCAACGGTGACTGGTTCGAGTACGCATCGACCTCCATCCATGCGAAGAACCGCAAGCGCAAGCACACCTGGCGCTGTGACGCCCTGCCCTGGACGAAGGAACGACCGGAGTCCTTCCAGGGGCTGCACAACGAGGGCAAGCGTCTGATGGTCATATTCGACGAGGCATCCGCGATCGAGAACGTGATCTGGGAAGCGACCGAAGGGGCCATGACCGACGAGAGCTGCCAGATCCTCTGGGTCGCCTTCGGGAACCCGACGAGGAACTCGGGCCGGTTCCGCGAGTGCTTCGGGCGATTGAAGCACCGCTGGATCACGAGGCAGGTCGACTCGAGGTCAGTGCCTGGTACGAACAAGGAGCTGTTCAATCGGTGGATCGAGGACTACGGGGAGGACAGCGACTTCGCCCGGGTCAGGATCAAGGGTCAGTTCCCGCGGACAGGTAACCTCCAGTTCATCAGCAACGAGCTGACCCGGGAGTGCATGGAAGCGGAGCCCATCTGTCACCTGGAAGAGCCCCTGGTCCTCGGGGTCGACGTCGCCCGGCACGGGGACGACGAGATCGTCATACAGTCGAGGCGGGGCAGGGACTGCCGCACCTTCGGGCGCTGGATACTCCGGGGCATGGACACGATGCAGCTGGCCGCGAAGGTAGTCGAGGTCGCCCGTCGTCCCAGAGAAGAGAAGGCAGACATGGTCTTCATCGACATGACCGGGATCGGCGCCGGTGTGCTCGACCGCGTAAGACAGCTGGGTGTGCCTGCGATCGGGGTCAACTTCGGCTCGAAGGCAGACGGGGGCTGGATCAGTCAGTCCGGGGCCGCGGGCGAGGCATACGCGAACAAGGCGAGCGAGATGTACGGGACGCTGCGGTCCCAGATGAAGGAGGGGCTCGCACTGCCCGACGATCCTGAGCTCGAGGACCAGCTCACCGGCAGGGAGTACGGGTACAACGCGAAGAACGAGATACAGCTCGAGAAGAAGGACGACATGAAGGACCGCGGGCTCTCGAGCCCGGACCGTGCTGACGCCCTGGCATTGACGTATGCCTATCCCGTCGAGAACAAGCCGCAACTGCGGGGCCAGCAGCAGACTAAGGGCGGAGTGCAGATTGCGGAGTCCGACTGGGACCCGCTGGAGGATGCGTGATGGCAATGCGGGGAAAGAAGAAGGTGGGGTTTGTCATGCGCGAGTTCGCGGCGGGCAAGCTCAAGTCGAGCTCTGGGCAGCGAGTCACGAGCAGGAAGCAGGCGCTGGCGATCGCCATGAGCGAGGCGGGAATGTCGCGCAAGAAGAAGAAGCATCGTAAGACACGAAAGGCGTAACGATGAGGCGCAGCCGCGGGACGGTTCCAGAGGTTGGCAGGTTCAACTGCATCCGCTGCGAGAAATCTACCATGTACTCAGTCCCCATCGCACGGGACCAAGAGCTGCCGGTGCTCTACTGCGAGAAGCGGTTCTGGCGGATAAACAAGCCGGAAGAGCTGGGAACCCGCTGCCGCAGCCACTCGGAGAAGGAGAAGAAGTGAAGCGGGAGTTCGATCCTACGAAAGCGATTGCTTGGGTGATCATCGTCGGAGCTACTGGCCTGGTCTGGTATCTGATCATTCGATTCGCCTTGACTGTCTTACGCTGGAGGGGCGAAGCGTGACGCAAGTGGTTGACACTGCGAAACCTCTGGGGTATGGTCTTCTGACGTTTCAGCAAGAATCCATCCGCGAGATACTGACCGAAGGCTCTCCCCAGCTGATTGGGAGCCATGTCGATGCGGTCAGTGCCTTCCTGCCACACACAGTCGAGCTCGACCGCGAGCTGCTCGTCCGGCTCGAGGAATGCGGGGCGCTTGAGTGCTTCACCGTTCGCGACACCGGCGAGCTCGTCGGGTACGCAGTCTACACCGTCGGGCCCAACACTCACTCACTCGGAGAGTACAAGGCAGTGCAGGACGCACTGTACCTGTCTCCAAGTGCCAGGCGAGGATGGGCAGCAGTGAAGTTCATCAAGTACACCGCGGACGCACTGCTCGGCATGCCGCTCATCACAGAGGTATACCAGTCGACGCCCCTGGAGAGAGACTTCGGCCCGGTCCTCGAGCGAGCAGGATTCAAGCCCCTCGAGCGCATGTATGTAAGGAGACAGTGATGGGCTCAGGCGGACCAGTGATCGACATCGAACGAGGGCTGCGGGACGTAGGTTCTGGGATCGGGCGCGGCTTCGAGGACGTCTTCGGAATCACCGACGCTCGCAAGCGACTCAAGAAGCTACAGAAGGGCATGCAGCCCCCGGACATGCTCGAGCCCGAAGACTCTGCGATCAGCGAAGTCGCCCGGGAGCGTGAGCGTCGACGTCGAGCTGCGCTTCGGAGCGGGCGCCAGGGAACACTGCTGACGGGCGGGGCTGGCACGCTGCTCGGAGGATCTGACCTGGAACCCAAGACACTGCTGGGGGCGTAACATGGGGACAACCCTGACCAAGGTCGAGCAGACGCAGCGCCTGTACGCTGAGCTCGTCAAGCAGCGCGAGTCATGGAAGACGCACTGGCGGGACCTGTCAGACTACATCAGCCCGCGGACCTCGAGGTTCCTGACGACGGATCGGAACGACGGGAAGAAGAAGCACAACAATATCATCGACTCGACTGCGACGTTCGCGGCTCGCACCCTGGCATCGGGCATGATGTCGGGCATCACTTCCCCGTCGCGCCCCTGGTTCCGGCTGGCAATGCCAGACCCGGACCTCAACGAATTCGGCTCGGTGCGCGTCTGGCTCGATACGGTCGAGCAGCGCATGCGGGACGTCTTCCTCAAGTCGAACCTGTACACACACCTTCCCCGGATGTACTCGGGCCTGGGCGTCTACGGTACGTCCGCCCTCGGTATCTTCTCTGACCTGGACGACACGATCCGGGCCATGGCGTATCCCCTGGGCAGCTACGTCCTGTCGGGCAACGACAAGGGCGTCGTCGACTGCTTCATGCGTGAGTTCAGCATGACGGTCCGCCAGATCGTCGAGAAGTTTGGGCTCGAGAACGTGAGCACCTCGGTGAGGAACCAGTGGGACAGGTCGAACTACGAGACATGGATCGACGTCGTCCACTCGATCATGCCGAATCTTGACCATGTCGACGGAGCCCTCGAGGCGAGGCGATTCGCCTGGGGGAGCACCTACTTCGAGAAGGCGACGAAGAACGACGAGACGCTGAGCGAGTCAGGGTTCAACGAGTTCCCGATCATGGCGCCCCGCTGGGACGTCACGGGCGAGGACGTCTACGGGATGTCTCCAGCCATGGATGTGCTCGGGGACGTCAAGGCGTTGCAGCTGCTCCAGAAGCAGAAGAGCAAGGCAATCGAGAAGCAGATCAATCCGCCACTCTCCGCGCCCGCGGAAATGGCGAACAACGCGATCAGCACCCTGCCAGGTGCGATCAACTACGAGAACAGAGCAACGAGCCAGGGGGGACTGCGCCCGGTATACGAGGTAACCTTCGATATAGGTGGAACACAGCTCGAGACGCAGGAAATGCAGATGCGTATTCGACGAGCGTTCTACGAAGACCTATTCCTAATGCTAGCCTCTGATCCCCGGACGCAGCCTCCCACGGCTCGAGAGATACAGGAACGGCATGAAGAGAAGCTGCTCATGCTGGGGCCGGTCCTTGAGCGACTGAACGACGAAGCCCTGGACCCGCTGATCGACCGGACCTTCTCGCTGATGCTTCGGCGCGGCGACATCCCTGAGCCCCCGCCTGAGATACAGGGGCAGGAGCTCAAGGTCGAGTACGTCAGCATCCTGGCGCAGGCGCAGAAGCTTGTCGGGATCGGCAGCGTCGACAGGTTCGTCGGGTACATCGCGAACGTCTCGCAGTTCTGGCCCGAAGCCCTGGACAAGTTCGATATCGACAAGTCGATCGACGACTACGGTGAAATGCTCGGTGTCAGCGCCGATCTGATCCTCGACGAGGACGTCGTCCAGGAGAAGCGGGACGCTCGAGCAGCTGAGCAGCAGGCAATGCAGGAAGCTGCCATTGCCCGGGAAGCGGTGACAGCCCAGAAGGAAATGAGCGAGACGGACACGGCTGGGCAGAACGCACTGACCGACGCGAGGGCAGCGGTCCTCGGAAGCCAGACCATAGCAGGAGTGGTATAGCATGACGACCACATACAAGGAATGGCAGAGTCCGACCACGGGCAGGACGTTCGCGAAACTTACCGACGACGCACTGCTCGTTGACGGCGATGCATTCGCGTCCGATGTTGGCTACCCTGCGATCCCGCTGCCCGATCCCGCCGTCGGTGGAATCTCCGTACCGGACGGGTATCCGGTTGAGTGGTTCTACATGAAGTACGGCAAGTCATCGTTTGAGGGATTGCGGCGGATCGTATGCGAGCAGCAAATTGCGCTCCCTGGCGCAAAGCACCATGACCTGCGGATCGTCATCCCGAAGGGGGCACTGGTCATAGCTGTCCAGGGCAAGACGATGGACATTGCATATGCCAGCG